CAAGAAAGGTTATGTCTTGCAAATTTGAAGATTACAACATAATCATGAGATGTACATTATTTATGAGTAATGTTTCACTTGCATATTTGCCGGATTTGTTCAACTTACCTGTTAAGAAAATGGTTGGTGATCTTGATTATAACAAAATAAGAACGCCAGCAACACCATTAACAGATAAAGAATTAGGATATTGTAAATACGATTGTTTGGTTGTTTATGAATATATAAAGATGGAATTACAAACATATGAACAAGTTAATAAAATACCAATGACTTCAACCGGAAAAGTACGCAAGGAATTACAACACTTGGTACTTAATGATCCGAATTACCGGCGTGTTGTTAATCAATGCATAAACATTAAACCATCTGTATATAATATGTTAATTGAAGCCTTTGCTGGTGGTTATACGCATGCAAATTATATTTATGCTGATGAAGTTTTAAAAGATGTTGATTCATATGATGAAACATCTGCATATCCTTATGTAATGGTTACAGAGAAATTTCCTATGAGTGAATTTGTACCATGTGAAATAAAAGATATTAATAATTTGGATAAAAATTACGCTTATCTTGTAAGGATAAAATTTTATAATATTGAATGTAAATTTTACAACAATTTTATTAGTGCAAGTAAATGTAATTGGATCGTTGGCCAGCGTGTAGATAATGGCCGCATTATTAAAGCAAAAATGATAGATATTACACTAACTGATGTTGATTTAAGATTCATTATTGATACATATAACTTTAATGATTATGAAATTGTGGATTCATATTTTGCCATTAAAAATTATTTGCCAAAACAATTTATTAATTTCATTTTGGATAAATATGTAAATAAAACAAAATTTAAAAATGTTGCTGGAAAGGAATTAGAATATACCAAAGAAAAAAATAAATTTAATGCTTTATATGGCATGACAGTAACAAATATGATTCGTGATGATGTAAGTTTTGGTGATTATGGTTGGTTAGAAACACCACTAGATAATACTAGAATATTTGAAAAATTATTAGATGAAAAGAAAAAATCATTTTTAAGTTTTGCATGGGGTGTTTGGGTTACTGCTTATGCCAGAGATAATTTGTTAAGGCGTGTAATTGATCTAGATGAATATGTTGCATATTGCGATACTGATTCATGCAAATTGGTACAAGGTTATGATTATAATATTTTTGAAAAATATAACAAATCAGTTGAAGATAAAATACAAAAAGTTTCAAAGATTCTAAATATTCCACTTGATAGATATGCACCAGAAGATAGTAAAGGTGAAAAACATATGCTTGGTATATTTGAATGTGAAACTGGAAAAGGCCGAAAACACACATATGATAAATTTATAACGCAAGGTGCTAAAAAATATTGTGTAGAAATAGATGGAAAAATAACAGTAACAGTTTCAGGTGTTCCAAAGAAAGGTGCTGAAAGATGTTTAAGTAAAATAGATGATTTTAGAGATGATTTGATTTTTGATTATAAATACACCAATAAAAAGATGTTGGCTTATAATGATAACCAAAAGAATTTTGATTTAATAGACTATTTTGGTGTAAAATATAAAGTAGCAGACAAAACTGGAGTTTGTTTGTTACCAACAACCTATAAGTTAGGTAAAGCATTAGAATATGCTGATTTATTAACAGACAATTCCAGTACAAGAGCAAAATTTAAATAAAAGGTAATAAATGGAAGATCTAGAGTTCATTAAAAGATTCAGTAAAATAAACATAAAAGCAATTGCAAAGGCAAATGGTGTTAATACATCTAATTTATATACAGGAAGATGTGGATCACATAATACATGGATTATGCGTAAAGCAATTGAAGCAGAAATTGCTAAATTGTATATTGATGATTACGAACAAGCAAAAAAGAGTTAATTATGGAAGATATAGTATATTTTGCGGCTGGCAAAACTAACGAAGAACTGCGATATTCAATAAGAAGTTTGTGCAAGAATTTTAAACCTTTTAGAAAACTTTGGATTATAGGATCAAAGCCTGATGATATTATTCCAGATGGATTTATTGAAATGTATCCAGATGGAACAAAATATTCAAATGTTAAAACTGCGATAATTACAGCATTAAATGATGATCGTATTAGTGATAATTTTTGGCTATTTAATGATGATTTTTTCATTATGAAAAAAGTTAAAGATTTTCCACCATATTATGATGGTTCATTATTTGAACTGTGCGGAAAAATAATTTTTAATAACAATGGTTTTTCAGATTATGTTATTAAAATGTTTGATGAAATTAGATATTTAAAAGAAAATAATCTTGATGTAAAGAATTTTGAAGTTCATTTGCCAATGTTAATAAATAAGCAAAATGCACTTCAATTAACCGAAATATTACCAGATGGTTCAAAGGCATTTAGATCAACTTATGGAAATATGTATTATTCTGATTCAGCAAAACAACATAGAGATGTAAAAAATATTAGAGATTATAAATACAAAGATTTCTTATCTACAAGTAATTCAACTTTTGAATTATGTGGTATTGGTAAATATATTAGAAGTAAATTTAAAGATAAGTGTAAATATGAGCAATAAAAAAATTACACATTATAATCTGGATAATATTGAAAAAGAAGATGCAGATTTTAATTTAATTTGGGGTGAAAAAGGTAACGGTAAAAGTTATCAGGTGAAGCATAAAAAGGCGGTTGTTAAATATAGAAAAACCGGAAAACGCTTTATATATTTACGAAGATGGAAAGAAGAAACAACCACTGAAAAAGTAGAGCAATATTTTGCAGATGTTGATGTTGTTAAAATCACAGGCGGTGAATATAACTGCATTACTTGTTATAGGAAACAGTTGTTTTTCTCAAATTATGATGATGAAACTTGTAAAACTACAAGGGGTGAAAAAATTGGTTATGTGATGGCCTTATCAAGAGAACAGCAATATTCCGGTTGTTCTTATCTTGATGTAGAAGATATTATTTTTGAAGAATTTATGTCAAGAGATGAATATATCAAAAACGAATCAACCAAGTTAATGTTTTTATATTCCACTGTTGATCGCAAACGCCATAAGGTTAAAGTTTGGCTTTGTGGAAATACAGTTTCAAGAGTTTGCCCTTATATCCAAGATTGGGATTTGCAGTATATTATTTCTCATCAAAAACAAGGAACTATTGAAACAAAGAAAATTTTTGTTGGTGTAGATGAAGAAACTCAAGAAAATATTTATGCAAAATTAGCAATTGAATATTGTAAGAGTACCGGCCGGAGTTCATTTGTATTTGGTAAAGCCAAGGATATGATTAATAAAGGTGATTGGCAAACTGATCCACAGCCGCATTTGCCAAAATCATATAATGATTATAAATCAATGTTCAGATTTATCTTCTTTTATAAATCATTTAAATTTTGTTGCGAATATCTTATTGACAAAGAAACAAGTGAATGTTGTTGGTTTATTTATCCATACAAGGGTATAATTAAAGAAAAAACAATAGTATTTAGTGATGTTGTTAAAATATCACCATATTGGCAAAGAGATATTTATAATACATCATTTAAAAATGAGAATCTTAATAATTTGTTTAAATCATTTAGAGAAAGTAATATATTTTATGCATCTGATCTATGTGGTACTGATTTTAAACAAGTTATAGATTTTGCAATTAAAAAATAAGGAGAATATTATGCCAGCAAGAACTGGAAAATGTATATTAGCCAAAGATATAAAACTAGATAAAAGTTACACTGAAGTTTTGGCTTATAGTGAATCTAGCATGTTATCACTAGTTAATTCAAAAGCAATTGCTTCAACAACAAATTGTTCATTTATTCGCCCAGATGAAAATATTATTGATGTACCAGTACCATATGGAACAGCGTTACAGGCAAATTACATGGCATTTCAAAATCCAGATTATTCAAATAAATGGTTTTTTGCATTTGTAGATGAAGTTAAATATGTTTCTGATGGAACAACTAGAATAACATTTATCGTTGATGAGTTTTCAACTTGGTTTGATTACTGGCATGTTCAACCATGTTTTGTAATTCGTGAGCATGTTAATGATGATACAGTAGGCCTTCATACTATTCCAGAAGGTCTTGAACATGGT